CCGAACTCAAGCGACCGCGCCGCGAGCATCTCGGACGACCTTTCTGCCGGTATTGATTTTCTGCACGAACTCAGACCGCAACACATTCTCTACGGAAACCACGAAGCTAGGCTTTATAAACTCGCGTCGTCTCCGAACGCGCTTGCGGCTCACGCCGCAACGCTCACGATCCAAGCTATTGAGAAGACCGCGAAGGAACTCAAAGCGCAGCTGTATCCATACCACATTCGCTCATATTACGAACTAGGTGGAACCAAGTTCCTTCACGGGTATATGTACAACGTGCAAGCTATCCGCGATCACGCAGAGACATACGGCCAATGCGTGATGGCTCACCTACATCGAGTCGGATGGGAACGCGCACGCACGCTCGACGGCGCGAGTGGCTACTGCGTTGGAATGCTGGCGCGTTTCGATATGGAATACGCGAGCACACGCCGCGCAACATTTGCTTGGTCGCAGGGCTTCGCGTACGGCTATTACAAGGACAACTCGATCACAGTCAATTTATGCGAAAGAAAAATGAATCATCCGTGGCTGTTGCCGCTGTAAATGAAGCGTGGGAGGCTTTTTACAAAGTCTCAAAACGTGAGAGCGAGACCGATCTTGAAAAACAGGGATGGAAGACCGCCCGCGCTATTGCCAGCGAGACCAAGTCAACCATCGCAGCAACAAATTCCCGCCTAGAAATTGCGATTAGCAGGAATCAGATTGAATCAAAAAAAGCTAGGATAATGACGAAGCAAGGACTTCGCGAGGTAAATTTCTTTCGACCGATTGTAAAATAAAAAAGCCCGCAGAGGCGTGTGGGCATTGTTTGAGCGCACTTGTAAAGCTTTTTCCCTATAATTATTTTTGCACTTCGCGAATTTTTTTCTTTTCATCTTTGCGGAGATGAAAGAAGGTTTGCACATCGAAAGCAAAGACGCTGACGATAGAAACTAAAAAACTAAATATATGGAACCACTAACATTCTTGGCACTATTCGCCACCTGCACAACCTGTGCATTTATCGCCGGTTATTTGATCGGCAACATAAAAGCCACCTGCGAGATGGAACAGACCCGCAAGTGGTGGATGAATCGCCAAATCCGCAGGGAGCGAAAATAGTGACCGCTGAGGAGTTACATGACGCAGAATGCGAGTTCACCCGCAGCCTCTTGTGCGGAATGATACAACAGGCCGTTGCCGACCTGCAAAGCGAGAAGGTGTACATGACCAAACAACTGAACGAGGCGCAAGAACTTGACCGAGAGTCGGCGATCCACTTCATAAAGTCGAAAGCCTTCCAAGGCATATGCGATGTTCTCGCACTGCCAGCCGATAAAATAAAAACAAGGGCATTAAAAAATGATATTATCACTCGACCCAGGAACGACGCACAGCGCATTCGTACAATTCAACCACGGAAAGATAGTTGACCACGGTCACTTACCGAATGCCGAGATCCGCCAGATTATTATCGGTCGCGAATATGACCGAGTGGCCTGCGAGATGATCGCCAGCTACGGAATGGCGGTCGGTGCTTCGACCTTTGAAACGTGCGTCTGGATCGGACGATTTATCGAGGTTGCTAGGGTGGACGTTGAACTGATCTTTCGGAAGGACATTAAACTTTTTCTCTGTGGCACGATGCGAGCCAAGGACGCCAATATCAGGCAAGCCTTGCTCGACAGGATCGGGCCGCAGGGAACAAAAGCCCAGCCGGGGCCAACATACGGCATAAAGTCCCATTCGTGGGCGGCACTCGCTGTGGCCGTATTCGCAGCGAATAACAACAAAAAGGAAAATAGAAAATGAAAATAACAAAAGGAAAACAAACTCGCGCCCAGCGCGTCGTCATCTACGGAGTGGAATCCGTAGGCAAATCAACATTCGCGGCCAAGTTCCCAACGCCGCTGTTTCTCGACATCGAGGGCGGCACTAGCCACCTCGACGTTGACCGCTGCGAGATCAACACTTGGAAGCAACTCACGGATGCGTTAACAGAGGCCAAGGCGACCGACTACAAAACCATCGTCATCGACTCGGCAGATTGGGCGGAACGCCTGTGCGTCGAAGACCTACTTGCTACAAGCAAGAAGACCAGCATCGAGGATTTTGGCTTCGGTAAAGGCTGGGTAATGGTCGCTGAAAGAATGAGTCGAATGCTGTCATCCATTGATCAACTCATCGATGCCGGAAAGAACGTGGTGATGATCGCGCACTCCAAGATCGTTCGCTTTGAGGCTCCAGATGCGCTCGCCGCATATGACCGATACGAGTTAAAACTGAGCAAGCAAAGTTCTCCACTACTCAAGGAGTTCGCTGACGAGCTTTGGTTTCTAAGGTTCAAGACCAAAGTCTCTACCACGGACAGCGGCAAGGGAAAAGGCATCGGCGGCAAGGAGCGCATCTTGTTGACCACGCACAGCGCGGCCTACGATGCAAAGACGCGCAGCGGCCTTGCGGAGGAACTCCCGCTTGAGTGGGCATCGGTCGCGCATTTGTTCGAGGCCGTTGCAACTAAACAGCCGAACCATATTGTTGAAGCCGACGAAATGGTCGGATGGCAAGCACGGCTCGCAGAGCATGAAGGCGCGGTCAACCAGTTCCTGATTGGGCGTGGCGTCCTAACAAGCGAACAGACTTGGCGCGACTGCGCACCAGAGTATCTGGAGCGAGTTGCGCTTCGCGTCGATCAATTCGTCAACACGGCTATCGAGTGGAGGAAGGCGAACTTGTGACAAATACTACCCATTATTTATAATTTCACTTACACGTTAAATAATTAAATCAAAATGATTAAAGAAATATCACCTAGCAGCCTGCCAAAACTCGCCGGATGCGCTCTTTTTGAAGGCGCAAACGGCACGAGTTCCGCAGCGGAGCGCGGCACGGAAATAGACAAAGCTATTCGCAACTTGATCCTTGAGAACACGACATCAACTGTCGTGGTGAATATGCAAAAAGTTGGAGAAGACTTTTCTCCTATCACTTACGGAGTCGAAGAACTTGAGCGGCTTGCAAAAGGATCGTTCGTCGAAACTCGCGAGGAGTATCTGGCAATGGCAGTACCTGGGCTAAGCAAACTCGGCACGGCAGACGCAGTTTGCAAAGCAGAAAAATGGGTCGCGGATATCAAGACGGGGCAGTTGCGAAATTATAGAGATCAGCTAATGGCATACAGCCTAGCGTGCATGGAGGATAACTTTGAAATGTCTTGGACTGCTCATGTTATCTACGTCGATCAAAAGTTAATTCGCAGCTACGACTTCACCTACGAAGAAGCCAAGCAGGGCACGCAACGCACAATCGACCGCGCAACAAGCGCGGAGGCACAGCCGACGCCTTGCGAGTATTGCTCTTGGTGCAAGCACTACAACAACTGCCACGCCATTGTGCGGCAGGCTGAGAGCGCGGTCGCTCTCATCCCAGACATCAACGGCAACAGCATCGATGCGATCCGCCAGCGAATACTCGCAACAGCGGAGAGCATGGGAGCATTCGCCAAGGAATGGAAACTGGCCGAAAAAGAAATCGCAGAGCCGGTGCTTGGTCATCTCAAAACGAGACTCGAAAACGGAGACGAAGTCCCCGGATGGAAACTCACCAGCATGAGCGGACGCAAGTTCGTGGAACATGGAGCTATCGCTAAAGCCTCCGAAGGCATCACGAAAGAGACACTAATACTCGCGATGGGCGGTAAGATGTCAGAAAAGAGTTATCTGGAACTCTGCGCCAACAATGGTGTGGAGCCAGACCAAACAGCAGTACAAACCGGAGCGCATTCGCTCCAACTCAGACAAACAAAAATAAAATAGAAAAACAAAAATATGCCAACATATAAAGCATCAGAACCAAAGCAAGCGGCCATCTACTATGTCGAGCCGGGAACATACGAAGTCGAGATTATAAAGGCCGTCGAGAAGACCAGCCAAGCAGGCAACCCGACGATAAAGTTGGACGTTGTCGTTATTCTTGAAGGAGGCATAACAGGGCCGACGATGTGGGAACACTTGACGTTCACGCCAAAAGCGGCGTGGAAGGTCGATCAAGTGCTTTCGAGCATCGGGCGTGCCGTCATCCCAGGCGAAGACGTCACGGTGGAAGCGGAAGACCTTATCGGCGAAAAGGGCGTATG